TGGGCATTCGCTACACCTAATGAGACAGGCTTCATCATCATCAAGGCCGAGGCACTAAAGAAACTTTTGAAAGAGGGGGACTACCCTGTCAAGTCTCAGCCAATCGCAAACGAAAAAACAAACGGAAGTATCGGGCGCATTGTTCCCCTGCGGGATGTTCTCCGAGTTATGGGGATGGTCTAGGGTCTAGGCTTTACCCATGAGGTTTCCAAGACCTTGCTTGAAGTGCCAAGTCCTACATCAGGACCAAGGTGACTACTGCGCTGATTGTCGCACAGCTAGGGAACGAGACAGGGAAAAGAAAAGAAGTCAAGACCCAAAGCTTCAGGCACACAAGCGCAGACTTTACAGTTCAGCTTATAAAGCCACCGCCAAGATAATCCGAGAGAACGCAACACATTGCCACATCTGCAAACAAGCCTTTACTGACAGAACACAAATCACCGCCGACCATCTGGTAGCAGGTGACCCCGCATCCCCCCTAGCACCTGCTCATAAGTCCTGCAATTCAAGCAGGGGGAATAGGCCACTCGCAGATTCCTAATCGCTGACGCAAACATCTTCTGCGTCAAGCTCAGTAACTCACGCTCAATCACTCACACACACCCGATACCCTCCGCCGTCATAAGGCGGGGTGGGGTCAAACTTGCGCGACTGCGTGCGAGTAATACCCCGACCGCACTTGTCTGCATACCACCGCAGTTCAAACCTTTTCGGGTAAGCTAGGAAAATGCCGAATCCGCCGAAACCAGCCGAACAGAAAAGAGCCACAGGCAACCCAGGGAAGCGTGCGTTGCCTCAGCCAATTGAATACATCGAAGGCGGCTACATTGCGCCAGCTCGACCGCTTGAGTTCGCAGGCCAACAGCTTTGGGATGCAGCCATGAAAACAGGCGAGCGATGGATTGCTCGCAACTCAGACACTCAACTCTTGCTCTTGACCTGTGAGCAGATGGACAGGCGCAATGACCTCATCACTAAAATCCATGAGACAAGTGAGTGGCGACTTTACCGAGCCTTGCATGACTTAGAGAAAATGATTACCTCAAATCTCTCGCTCTTAGGATTCACCCCGACAGACAGAACCCGCCTCGGCATCGCTGAGGTCAAGGTTGCAAGCAAGCTAGAAGAACTGATGAAGAGAAAGGCTGAGCGTGTGGCCTCCTCAATGGCTAACTCCAGTTCCGTCTGAGTCTGTCGCTAAGGGCGAAGGCGAACTTGTCATTGACTTCATCGAAGGCTTCGGCATAATCACCAAAGACTCGGTTGCAGGTAAGCAAGGGGAAAAGCTTGTTCTAAGAGAGTGGCAGAAAGATTTGATTCGTAACATCTACGCAAGTGACGGAAGCGGATTTCGCTCAAGAGTCAACTTAGTCGGAATGCCAAGAAAGTCGGGCAAGTCAGCCATCGCTTCTGCAATGGCAATTTTCGACACCTACTTCGGACCTTCTGGAGGTGAGACCTATTCGGTTGCCGCTACTAGAGAACAGGCTCGCATTGTTTTCTCTGACGCTAAGCGAATTGTCGAAGCAAACGAGGAACTTGCGAAAATGGCAAAGCTTTATCGTGACGCAATTGAGATTCCCTCTACTGGTTCTATTTATCGAGTCTTATCAGCGGAAGCATTCTCGGCCGAAGGTCTCAACATCTCAGCCTGTTGGTTCGATGAGCTTCACGCTCAACCCAATCGAGAATTGTTCGATGTTATGTCTCTGGCTATGGGTGCAAGAGGTTCGCTCGCTCATCTTGTTGCAATTACAACCGCAGGTGTAAAGACAGATTCAACAGGCCAAGACTCAATTGCTTTCAGTTTGTATAACTACGGCAAGAGAGTCGCATCGAGTGAAGTAAATGACCCATCCTTCTTCATGGCATGGTGGGAAGCTCCAGCCGATTCAGACCACCGCGACCCTGAGACTTGGAAACTTGCCAACCCAGGATTCGGAGACTTATCAGACCCCGCAGACTTTGAGTCCGCAGTTCGCCGAACACCTGAAGCGGAGTTTAGAACTAAGCGATGCAACCAATGGGTTTCTTCGCAAGTCTCATGGCTACCAACTGGCACATGGGAAGCCTGCAAGGGTGAGGTAAACATCGCAGGCAAGGATTATGTCATTGGCTTTGATGGTTCGTTTTCTGGCGACTCGACTGTCTTAGTCGGTGTAACCATCGAACCACTCCCGCAGGTTTTCATGATTAAGGCTTGGGAGAAAGACCCCAACATCCATGACGACTTGTGGCGTGTAGACATTCTCGATGTTGAGAACCAAATTCGTGAGTTTGTCAAAGCTAACCCGAATGTCAAAGAGATTGTCTGTGACCCTTACCGCTGGCAAAGGTCCATGCAGGTCTTAGCAGAAGAAGGCTACCCAATTGTCGAGTATCCTTCGACTAACGCAAGGCGCATGATTCCTGCTTGCGCTAAGGCGTTCGATGCTGTAGTTGAGAAAAGACTTGTCCATGACGGCGACCCTTTATTGGCTCGTCATCTAGACAATGCTGTAGTCAAATCAGATAACTTAGGGGTGAGAATAGTGAAAGAGAACAGACAGTCAGCGAGGCGCATTGACGCGGCTGTGGCGATGGTGATTGCCTATGATAGGGCGACAACAAGTAGAATAGAACCCGAACAACTAACTCCAGGTGTCTATGTCTTCTAAATTGGTCACAGCTCTACAGGTTGCAGGGGCAATCCTAATCAGCACAGGGTTAGGAATAATTTTCTTGCCTCTAGGTCTAATCGGACTTGGAGTCTTTTCAGTCTTATTCGGTCTAGCACTAGAGAGAACAAATGCTCAATAACCTATTCGAGAGACGAGCAGTCACACCTAACAGCCTTTGGGGTGCAGGTCTTGACTTTGAACTACAGAACAACTCTGGCACTTACATAACCGAAGACAACATTTATAAGCTCGCTGGAGTCTCGGCTGCAATCTCGCTAATCGCTGGAACAATCTCAACCCTGCCGATGGAAGCATGGGTTCGAAGAGATGGGCAGAAGCTTTTGATGAGACCAAAGCCCGACTGGGTAAACAGACCAGATGTTTCGTTTGTTGACCGCACCCCATTCATCAGCTCAATCATCGCTTCCCTCATGCTTGACGGCAACGCTTTTATCCGAGTCTTCAGAGACGAAAACGGATTACCTCTGAATCTTATGGTTCTAAACCCGACCAAGATTGAAGTCAAGCGCAACCGCAATGGTCGCGTCATGTTCGTTTATGAAGAAGACCAGAAGACTTACAACTCAGACGAGATTCTGCACATTGTTGAATCGGTTATGAGACCAGGTGCTATTCGCGGTGTCTCAAGAGTCGAAGAGATGAAAGACGCTCTTGGTCTTGGACTTGCTCTTGACTCATACGCTCAGCGATTCTTTGGACAAGGCGCATCAGGTAACTACGCTCTAGTGACTCCTCAGTCTTTGACAGAGGACCAAGCCAAGATGCTTGCTAAGTCTGTAGATGCTCGTCATGGCGGTTGGAGAAAAGCTCACAAGACAATCGTTCTGCACTCTGGTCTTGACATCAAAGACATAGGCATAAACCCAGAAGAGTCACAGCTACTTGACTCACGCAGGATGTTTATTGAAGACCTGTGTCGAATCTGGAACATTCCTTCGCACATGATGAATCTGCCAGGCACTCAAACTTTCTCATCGGTCGAGGCCACTCAAATCGAGTTTGTCACCCATACGCTCAGACCCTATGTTGCAATTATTGAGAACTCACTCTCAACCTTGCTTCAGGTCTATCCAAACGGACAGGGCGCATTTGTTGAGTTCAACATGAATGCTCTTCTAAGAGGCGATGTTCAATCACGATTCAATGCATACTCGCAGGGAATCCAAGCGGGAATCCTGACGACGAATGACGCAAGAGTCGCAGAGGGTCTTTCAAAGATTGACGGCGGAGACATCCTTAGAGTTCCACTTGCGAATGTCAACATTGATGCAGCAGACCTATCTGCAACCGACAAGCGTGTCCTGATGGCACAGCGACTAATCGTTGCAGGTTTCGACCCTGCCGAAACACTCGCTGCTATGGGCTTGCCCGCAATCGCACACACAGGCGTTCCAAGCGTTCAACTTCAAGGTGTCGCACAGATTAATCCTGCCGACCCAAGCTCTGTTTATCTGGAGGGATAATGGGACTACTAGCAATCAATTTCAGCATCGGAACAGTTGCAGCTCAAATTGCACCTGCTGACTCCAACCCTGTAAGTGTTCACATTCATAACAACTCAGAACATACTGTGTATCTTGGCGGAAGCGATGTCACGACCACAACAGGATTGAATCTTCCTAAGCAAACAACTGAAGAGTTTTATCTGACACCAGGAGACAGCCTTTGGTGCATTTCAGACGGAGCAACTAGAAATGTAAGAGTTCTAAGGTTAAGCAAGTGATAACACCAGGCAGATACAACATCACCGCTTATCAAGGTGCAACTTATGACCTGTCTCTAAGTTGGTCAATTGGTGGCACAGCGGTCAATCTAACTAACTACACAGCAGCCATGCAGGTAAGGGAAGCATATGACGCAACCACTCCAGTTCTTAGCTTGACTAATGGGTCAGGAATAACTCTCGGCGGAACTGCTGGAACTATTGACATCAGCGTCAGCGCAAACACAATGGGTTCAATAGTCGCAGGTCAATATCTTTACGACCTTGAATTGAACTCTGGCTCTGCGATTACAAGACTTGTGCAGGGTAACTTTACTGTTGAAGCGCAGGTCACTCGGTAATGTCTCGGTCAGTTGTCGCAATAACTGAAACCAATTCCACGCTTACAGTTACAGAAACTAGCGTTGACATTGCGGTCATTGAAACTTCTACATCTGTGACGCTAGGCAATTCAGGACCGCAAGGTCCGCAGGGAATACAGGGTCAGATTGGACCTGCCAACACATTAACAATTGGAACTGTAACCGCTAGTGCAGCTGGCGGAGATGCTGGTGCAACAATTACAGGCACAGCTCCTAATCAAACTTTGAATCTTGTAATTCCAAGAGGCATTCAGGGAACGCAAGGCATTCAAGGTATTCAAGGATTGACTGGCGCAACTGGAGCGACAGGTGCAACAGGTCCGCAAGGTATTCAAGGTGTAAAGGGCGACAAGGGGGAAAAGGGTGACACAGGGGACACAGGACCAGCGGGAGCAACGGGAGCAACAGGACCACAAGGCTCACAAGGTATTCAGGGCGAGCAAGGCATTCAAGGACTCAAGGGCGACAAAGGCGATAAGGGTGACACAGGCAATACTGGTGCAACTGGCCCTGCTGGTCCTACTGGCGCGACTGGCGCACAAGGCCCACAAGGTATTCAGGGTGAGACTGGACCTGCTGGACCAACAGGACCGACAGGAGCTACTGGGGCGACAGGACCAACAGGCGCAACAGGACCGCAAGGCGCAACTGGAGCAACTGGCCCACAGGGGCCATCTGGAGTTGTAGCTGCAACATCGCCGATTGTTTACAACGCTGAAACTCAAACAATCAGCATAAACACAACCGCAGGTGGCATCACAATAAACGGCACAGCGGTTGCACTAGGGGGAACAATAACTGTGAATGCGAGGCTCGGCTAATGCCATACTTCATAACTGATTCATCACCTGACTGCGCTGGATGGGCAACTATCAAAGAAGACGGCGAAGTAATCGGCTGTCACACAACCAAGCAAGATGCCATTGACCAGATGGTCGCTGTCTCTATCGCAGAGGGCATTCAGCCAGGAGGAGAAAGAGCAAGACCAACTGAGTTAGAGGTTGGCGATTATGTTTCTTGGAATACTTCAGGCGGTCGAGCCAGAGGCGAGATTGTCCAGATTGAGCGAGATGGCACAATAAATGTTCCCGATTCCTCATTCACAATCACAGGCACTCCCGATGACCCCGCTGCTTTGATTCAGGTTTACCAAAGAGTAGAGGGTGGCTGGGAAGACACCGATGTCTATGTCGGACACAAGTTCTCAACTCTCACAAAGATTGACCCGCTACCAGAACCAATGGATGAGCCAGAAGATGATGAAGACGATGACGAGGTTCGTCAGGTAAACCTAGAAGCACCTGCCTACATGAGAGCGTCTGCTCGCAGAGGTTTGCAATGGTATTCAGAAGGGCTTGGCGGAGACGGATTAGTTGACCGCACAATCCGCGAAGCTCGCTCAATGGCTGAGGGCAATGTTTCGGCCGACAAGTGGGTTCGCATTGCGGCTTGGATTGCAAGACACTTGGGAGACCTTGACGCACCTGACGCAAACCCAAATTCAGAAAACTTCCCATCGCCAGGTGTTGTTGCAATGGCACTTTGGGGTGGCGGAACAACTAAGCGTTCTGCAAGACGCGCACAGACTTACGCAGAAGGTGTGGTCGCTAGACTAGAAGCGGAGCAAGAGAGAGCAAAGATGAAACACGAAACTAGAAACTTTGAAGCTGACTTTGAGCTAAGAGCCGAAGGCGATGGCATGACTTTCGTTGGTTATGCTGCAAAGTTCAACTCACCATCAGAAGACTTGGGTGGATTCGTTGAGACTATCGAACCTGGCGCATTCCGCCGTTCGCTACGCTCTCGCAACGATGTCAAGCTCTTGGTCAATCACGACACAGGCCGAGTTCTTGCATCCACTCGCTCGGGCACAATGAAACTCTATGAAGACGAGGTTGGTCTCAGGGTAGAGGCAAGTTTGCCAAACACAACTGACGGCAGAGACATGGCAGAGCTACTCCGCAGAGGAGACCTCAACAAGATGTCATTCGGATTCTCTGTCATCAAGGATTCATGGAACAATGAAATGACCGAAAGAACTCTGAAGTCGGTCAGATTATTTGAGGCAAGTATTGTGGCTTTTCCAGCATATGCTTCAACCGAAGCAATGGTTCGCTCATTAGACAAGGCAGCCACTCGCGCACAGGTTGACGCTGACGAACTAGCTGATGCAGTTCTAAAGCTAGAAGAAGGCGCAGACCTAAGTGACTCTGAGGCAGAGCTAATCAAGAAGGTTGTTGACACTCTTTCCCCTGTGACGCAGGTAGAAGAAGAAAAGACCGAAGAGCCAAACCTGCTAGACCTAAAGCGCAAGCAACTTGACCTACTACTAAAGAGGAACTAATGGCAAACAAAGAACAAATAAAACAGACCATTCTCGCAATCGCAGGAGACCCATCGGTCGGCGAGGTTTATTCACTAGCTGACAAGTGGGCTGATGCCATTTGGAAGTTAGACAACAAAGATGTCGCAGTCAATGATGACAGCGATAGAAACAGCGGCGCATCGGCGACAGCCGCTATAAAGGAAACTCGCATTATCAAACCAACTGAAACGCGCATCCCCTGAGCGCAAGGTTTTAGCGAGTAACCACCCCAGAGGGTCTTCCTTTCTACCTCTGGGGTTTTCCTTTACCTAGTAGAATATAAACAGGGTTGAGTGTAAGCACCGCCTGTTATTCAGTTCTGCGTAAGCGCGGCTGAAGTCAATAAAACTATTAGGAGACCAAAATGTCACAGTCCTTTATTAAGGCACAGGCTGAGGCTCGTGCAAAGGCATGGGAGGAAGCAAAGGCCCTGCTTGACTCCGCCGCTGCTGAGAAGCGCGACTTGACTGCTGAAGAGCAGAGCAAGTTCGACCGCATTAACGCAGACCTTGACGAGCGTGCAGCCGCAATCGAAACCATCCGCAATGCAGAAGAGCGTGAGGCTAAGGCCGCCGCTGCTGCTAGTGGATACGAAGTAGCACAGGCTTCCAAGTCTGACTACGACTATGTTCGCGCACTTGCAAAGGGTGAGATTCGCTCTCACCAGTTCGAGACTCGCGGAACAATGACCCCATCAAACTCTTCTGGCGTTGTGCCTCAGTCTTTTGTGAATCGTGTATACGATTTGGCGAGGGCTGTAGGACCGATGCTAGACCTCGGAGAGCGTTTTGAAACTCAGGGGGGCGAAGACTTGAAAATACCTGTGCTCACAAATTACGCAACTGCTGTTATCGAAACACCAGGTTCGGCAATTGATGAGTCAGAGCCAACCTTCAGCTCAATCACCCTCGGAGCTTATAAATATGCATTTCTCGTGCCTGTAAGTTCCGAACTTCTACAGGACTCTTCGATAGACCTCGCAGAAGTTCTTGCTCGCGCTGCTGGTAACTCAATCGGTGTTGCAGTTAACGCTGCCCTAACAACTGGTTCGGGAACTGCTCAGCCAACTGGTATCGTAACTGCTGCTGGAACTGGCGTTGCAGGAACTATCGCAGGTGGTCTATTCACCGCTGACCAGCTTGTAGACATGGTCTACTCTGTTGACCCAGCTGTTAGGAGATTGCCTGGAACTGGATGGCTCATGTCTCCAACCGCAATTCGTAACGCTCGCAAGCTAAAGACGACAGATGGTTACTACCTGTTTGAGCCTGGTCTCAACGGCGCAACCGCTGACACTCTTCTTGGCTACCGCGTAAACGAGAACAGTGGAATGGCCGCAGTCGGCTCAGCCGCAGCCAGCCTGGGCTTCGGATATCTCCCGTCATATAAGATTCGCCTTGCAGGCGGACTTCGCGTTGACAGAAGCGATGACTTCAAGTTCGGTAACGACTTGAGCGTCTTCCGTTTCATGATTCGCGTTGACGGAAACCTGTCTCACCAGAGCCACTTCCAGATTTTCAGAGGCTCGGCTGCATAGTCAACCTCCGATATCTAGCAAGTCCCTCGACCAAAAGTCGGGGGATTTTGCTATTGTGGGGTTAGAAAGGAAACAATGAAACCAGAACAATTAGACCTTACTGTCACGACCTATTCCAACAGCCCATAT